ATGATCTCTTGCACATCAACAAATTTGGTTTTTCATCGTCAGTGGGATCCTCATTCCAGACTGTGTGGGACGGCAACAACATATACACATATCCAGCCACTGCGGGCACGGTGCAGATCACTTCAGGATCTGGATCAGACACTGGTGCAATCATCACAGTGAATGGATTGGATCAAGATTACAACATAGCGGAAGAGGACATCACGGTGGGTGGTGCCAGGGGCAACAAGACATTCATCAGGGTGTATAGGGCATTCGTTAAAACACCAGCATCAGGACAGACCACGAACGTGGGCGACATCACCCTGTTGCACACACAATCAGATTCAACAGACACAACCATCGCCAAGATATTAGCGGGCAATGGACAGACCTTGATGGCAGTCTACACGGTGCCAGCTGGATACAGGGCATACATCCTACAATTCAAGGGCTCATTGGAAAAGGCCAAAGAGACCATCTTCCAGGGTGTGGCCAGACCATTTGGTGGTGCGTTCAGGGTGCAGGGCGTGTATGGATCAGCGGGATCACCAGTCAGTTATGAATATCCAGTGCCATTGGCATTTCCAGCCAAGACGGATTTTGAAGTGAGGGTCAAAGCGGGTGCCACCACGGGTGCATCTGCCATATTTGACATACTGTTAGAAAAACTCTAATAATTAATCATAATGAAACTATCAGAACCTCAACGTAAGGTTGCTGACGACAAGTCTCGTTTTAGGGTCCTAGTAACTGGAAGACGTTTTGGGAAAACCACATTAGCAATCAGAGAACTTTGTTATCACGCAAGGATACCCAACAGATTAGTATGGTATTGTTCACCATCCTACAGGCAGTCAAAGAATATCGCTTGGGTGAAAATCAAACAGGTTTTAAAAGATCTACGTTGGGTGGCAAGGATCAACGAAGCGGAACTTACCATATTCCTCAAGAACGGATCTCGTATCTGCCTCAGGGGTGCTGACAACAAGGATTCACTCAGGGGTGTGGGTATTGACTTCATCGTACTAGATGAATGTGCTGACATTGAAGAAACTGCTTGGACTGAGGTGCTGAGGGCGACCCTGTCAGACACCAAAGGTTCAGCTCTGTTCTGTGGCACACCCAAAGGTATGAATTGGTTCCATTCCCTGTATCAACGAGGACAAGATCCCACGGATGAGGAATGGTCATCCTATCAATTCACCACCATACAGGGCGGATTCGTGGATGCTGAAGAGATAGAACAAGCCAAAAAGGACTTGGATGCCAAGACCTATCGTCAAGAATATGAGGCCACTTGGGAGACATATTCTGGCATCATCTATGGGGGATTTGATATGGCACACAATGTTATGCCATTGACAGAACCACTAGATAATAATATACTACACATTGGCATAGATTTTAACTTGGATCCAATGAGTGCCGTGGTGTCCTACATCAAGGACAACAAGATACACGTGATTGATGAGATCCAGATATGGAGTTCCAACACAGATGAATTGTGTGAAGAGATACATCGCAGATATAGGGGCAAGAAGATATTCGCATATCCAGATCCAGCCTCCAAACAGAGGAAGACATCAGCGGGTGGAAGGACAGACTTGTCCATACTACAGAACGCTGGTTTCTTGCCCAAGATGATGAACAGGCACATGGCAGTGAGAGATAGGATCAATTCAGTGAATGCCAAATTCTGTTCAGCGTCAGGCGAGAGAGGCATATTCATTCATCCTAAGTGCAAGAATCTGTTAAATAGTGTAGCAAAACAGACTTTCAAGGAAGGCACTGTTCTGCCTGATAAAACACAGGGTTATGATCATATGAACGACGCATTAGGTTATCTAGTTTCTTTCTTATATCCAATCAAGACGTTCTACGATACAATACCTACAGAAAGATTTACAGTCAAAACAGGAGTCAATAGATAATGCCAGACATAAGCAGTCTAATCAACAAGGACAATCAAATAGCAGGCAGTGTGGTTGGTTTACCCACCCACAGAGATTACAACAATTACATTGATCATTGGAAGTTCTTGATCAGAAGTTACCTAGGGGCACAAGAATACAAGAGAGGTTCATACCTCAAGAGATACACATACGAATCAGAGACGGAATATCTAAACAGATTGGATCACGCGGTGGTTGACAATCACGTGAAGGCGGTGGTTCATATCTACAATTCATTCCTATACAGACAAAACATCAAGAGAGATTTTGGATCATTAACAGATTCTCCTGAACTGGAAGCATTCTTGCAAGATTGCGATATGGAAGGCAGGACTTGGGATTCATTCATCAGAGATGTCAACATCTTGAGTTCAGTGTACGGCAATGTCTGGGTGTTAGTGGACAGACCAGAGACAGTGGTGGGCACAAGAGCGGAAGAATTACAACAAGGCATCCGTCCATATGTTACAATATATTCTCCAGAGAACGTGTTGGATTGGAAATATCTCAGACAACCAAATGGACATTATGAATTGGAGATGATCTCATTCTTGGAAACAGACGAGAGACCCAATCAGAGACCAGATGAATTCTATCTGAGAGTTTGGACCAAAGACACAATCAAATTGGTGATATATAGACCCAATGCCGCAAAGGATTCTGTGGAGGTATTGGAAGAAAAAACAAATATGTTGGGCAAGATCCCAGCGGTATGCGTTTATGCCAACAGGGGACCCGTCAAAGGTATTGGTGTCTCTGACATCGCTGACGTGGCACACGCACAGAGATTCCTACACGAATGTTATTCAGAAGCAGAACAATTGATTTCATTGACCAATCACCCAACGTTGGTTAAGACCAGAGGCGTGGATGCCTCAGCAGGTGCTGGTGCGATAATCCAAATGCCAGAAGACCTAGATCCCAATCTAAAACCTTATCTGTTACAACCAGATGGCGGTAACCTACAAGCAATATTATCCACAATGCAAGAAACTGTTCAAGCCATTGATAAAATGAGTCATTTGGGTTCAATCAGAGCAGTTGAAACAAGACAGATGTCAGGTGTTGCGATGCAATCAGAGTTCCTGTTATTGGATGCCAGATTGTCTGAGAAGGCAAGGAATCTTGAATTGGCTGAAGAACAGATATGGAGATTGTATGCTCTATGGCAAGGTGAAGCATTTGATGGAGAGATCAAATATCCAACAGCATTCCACATCAGAGACAAAAACTTGGATATGGACATCATCCAGAAAGCCGCGGCGGCACAGAGAGATTCTGCCACAGCGACTCCCAAAGTGAAATCCGTGATTGATTCAAAAGTTATGGAAATCCTCGCACACGACGAGGAAGAATACGAAGAGATGACAGCAGAAGAAGAGGAAGAGATGGAACATCCTACCACAACAGCACAAACAAGAACTCCACACATCCAAGAGATGATTATGGGCGGATATACAGATGCCCAGATATTACAATTACATTCAGAAATTACACAAGCAGATATTGATTCTGCTAAACAACAATTATTAAATTCAAACAATTAATATAATGATTTGTCCTAAATGTAATCAAACCAACACTACATTGATGTGGTGGCACGATGAGGGCAACAACCGTTGGGTGTGTTATCCTTGCGGTATGGGTAGAAGAGCGGAACAAACTCGCATAGAAGCCAAATGGAGAGAAGACAATGCAACCACATCTACAGCACAAGCATCTTCTCGTTAGGGCGGAAGTCAATTCACCCCCATTACAAAACCACGACCTTAAAGCAGAATTAGAAAGCCTAGTGCGTCATATTGATATGAAGATACTGTCAGGACCACACACTGCGTGGTGTCCCGTGGTGGGCAACACAGGTTGGAGTGGAGTCGTAATAATTGAAACATCATCTATTACATTTCACAGTTGGGTTGAAACAGAATATCCAGTGATCCAATTGGATGTGTATTCCTGCAAGGACTTTGAGATTGAAACTGTATTAATGTGGTTACAGCAATTTGATCCTGAACGAGTGGATTACAAGTTCTTGGACAGGGAACACAATTTCACAGAGATAGGTGCCAACAGTTTAAATATAGAAAATCCACAAGGGATTTACATTTAAGGAACATATGAGGAATGGCGGGAGCAAAAAAAACAAAAGGAATACAAACCATACACGCCAAGCGGTATGCACAGGGTCAAGAGTGGCGGCCTGTAAGAGTATCTCAAAAAAAGATGTATGGCACGGGATACAAGACGTTCATGGGTGCCCAATCCATTCAAAGTGGAGAGTTATATAGGGATCCACAGGGCAGGGTGACCCCATGGCACAACATTGAATTCACAGTGATCAAACCTGAGGAGTTGAAATAATGACCAATCGTAGATTGTATAGATCACCTGAGGAGACAGCACGTCATAGACAGATGAAACAGTTGTGTCTTGAATATTTCACACAGTATGAAAAACTAATGAAACATCCATCCAAGACCTATGCCACCAGGGCGAGGAAGGCCTGCATACGTTTGAAGAAAGTTGTCCACGCCAGGGGGATTGAGTTGTTGGAATTGTATGCTCCTTCGTTAAATACGGATAGAGATCCAATATATCCAATCAAACATTGGAAACAAACATTGGACAAACGGGAGAAAGAACGATGGCTAAAAAATCAGGAAGAAGAGCACCAAGATCCATGCGATCATCAGGACGAAGAGCACCAATGTCCAAAAGAAAGAGTGGAAGAAGAAAATAATGCCAGTTAGGCGAGTGCAAGGAGGTTATAGATGGGGGTCAAGTGGCAAAGTCTATAAGACGAAAAAACAAGCAGAAAGACAAGGACGTGCCATCAGAGCCTCAGGCCGTCGTAAGAGTAAGTAGCAAGGACGTATATGAATGGATTGAACAAACTGTTAGCAAAAAAAATCCTAAAGTTGGAGAGAGAATCTGCCCGTATGCGGAAAAAACTCTTAAGGCAAAAACGATCCAAATTGTGCCTGGAAAATCTAATCTTGTGGATCAAATTTTTCACTGTTGTAATCTCTTTGGTTCTCTTGCTCTGGAGTGTGTCGTCATCTATATTCAGTATAAGATAAGTGAAAACAAATTGGCGAGGATATGTGGCGAGGGTCACGAAGGCAATCCTAATTTTGCTGTGCTCTACGATCATCCTGACAATGCTGGCCTACATAAAGGTGTGTCTTTCTCATTTGGCAAGTGTCCATTAATTTTTATCCAACCCTTGAAAGAACTCAAAGATGCACAATCCAAACTTGGACGAACTGCTTATTATAAGCGTTGGGGTCTTGACCCTAATGATTCTATGTTTTATTAATCTGTTATAAATAACATTACAAAGGTTAGTGAGATATCCAACTCACGTACATAAAAAGGAGGCTTAGATGGAGCATAATACATCGCTAGACACTCAGACTGCTACTGTGGCACCTGAGACAGTCTCAAAAACAGAACAGGCAGAAGCGGAAAATCAACCCGCGAAAAACTATACCCAAGCGGAACTGGATGCGATTGCGGCAGAAGTAAGAAGAAAGACAGAAGCCAAATTCGCAAAGAAATACGAAGGGATAGATGTTGAGAAATACCAATCTCTAATGGCCAAGGAAGAATCTGAAAGGATTGCTAAAGCCAAGGAGAAGTCAGAGTTTGAGAAACTGTTGAAGGACAATGCTGAGAAGTTTAACAGCAAGATCTCTTCACTAACTTCTGAACTGACAAAGATCAAAGTGGATGGGGCATTGATAAATGCGGCATCTACCAAGAGGGCAGTAAATCCAGAACAGGTCGCAAGGCTCGTGAGGGAAAATGTCAAGATGTCAGAGACGGGAGAAGTTGAAGTGATTGATCCTAAAACGGGACAGACTAGATACACTGACAATGGTGATCCCTTGACAATTGATGGGTTGGTTGGAGAATTCCTCACTACAAATCCTCATTTTGTTTCAGCGGGTCAGCCAGGAGGTGGATCCAAGTCAAACACAAACCCTGGGGGTGTTTCCAAAGTTGATGTTAATAAATTGGATATGAGTAATCCAGAACATAGAAAGATCTATGCTGAGTATCGCAAGAAACAAGGCTTTTAATCTTTCTAATTAACAAACAATAAAAAGGAGATTAGACAATGTCTAATGAATCAACTACTACTACGTTGAATGATCTGATCAGCCCCATCGTCCAAGAGGCGATGTTCGTTGCATCAGAGACTTCAATCATGCCTGGACTTGTGAAAAATTTCACAGTGCCAGCAAACGCTGGAAAGGTATTACAAGTGCCTTTATACAGCACACAAACGATTGCCTCAGATGCAGGTGAGGCTTCAGACCTATCAAACACTGCGATCTCAACTGGTGTTGCCAACATCACATTAACAGAAGCAGGTATCATGACTACTTTGACTGACATGGCGAGAAACCACTCAGTATCAAACGTGATCGCAGACCTAGGTAAGTTATTTGGTGAAGCAATCGCAAAAAGACACGACAGAGCTTTAACTGGCTTGTTCTCATCTTTCACTGCATCAATTGGTGCGGCTCAAGACGAGATTGAAGTAAAAGACTTGTTTGAAGCGTATGCTACTTTAAAAGCGGCGGCTGTGCCTGGTCCTTACTACGGTGTGTTCTCACCAAAAGCGATCTACAATGTGAAGAAAACTTTAACTAACACATTCGTAAATCCAAACCCAGCGAACGTTGTAAACCAAGCGATGTCTGAAGGTTACATTGGAAGAATCGCAGGAATTGACATATTTGAATCATCAAATGTTGTTGAAGATTCTGCAACTTCTGTTGTGAACGCAGTATTCAGCAGAGACGCACTAGGTTTAGCAGTTGCTGAAGGATTAAAGGTTGAAACCCAGAGGGACGCCAGCCTGAGAGCTGATGAGGTGGTTGCGAGCACTAGATACGGTGTATCTGTATTACACAATAGCTACGGCATAAAAA